CCGGGGTGACTTCTTCTATCCGGCAATAAACACGCTCTTCCGCCATTCGCTTTTTAAGAAACGGGCCTATCGATTTACTTATATGGCCCTTCTCTGCCCACCATATTAGTGGCTTCCAGCGTCTGATAAGGTCTATCATAGCCGTCACAACCTTATCTGACGGCTGTTTCTCCCACCAACAGTCAAGTAAATATATGTCGTCATTTTCATCCACGCCGACAATCATCAGGCATGATGCGTCATTCCTGGTCTTGTCAACGCCAACAGCATGATCGGATGCAGCATAGATCCGTAAGTTTTTAGGTTTGTCTTCTTTTTTGTAAAACACTAGGTTTTCCCTAGCAAACAAGTCTCCGTCTTCTGGTGTCGGGCGCTGCTGGTACAATGCAGTAAAGCCACGGCTGTCTAATCTGCGCTGCGCCTCCATAAAGTCTGTGTCAAACCGTTCTGGCCATAGCAATTCGCCTGGTTTACGCTTCAGAGGGTCGTTTTCTTCTGCAATAGCTGGCAAGTTGATAATTTTCCACTTTTCTGCTTCTTCTTGCGTAAAATGTGGGTTTGTCGGGTCTGTGAGACGGCCAATCAGGTCATCTTCGTGCCATCTGGTCTGCACAATCACTATACTAGCAGATGCTGTCATCAATCGAGTCATCAACACCTGTGTAAACCATTGCCACAGCTGTTCTCGCAATGTCGGGCTGCCAGCCTCGAGGCTGTCTTTGATAGGGTCGTCGAGAATAACAAAATCACCACCACGTCCAGTTATAGATCCACCACGGCCAACAAAAACAGACATTCCGCCTGACCCTGACTGTATTCTTGACTTAGACGCACCGCCTTTACGGAACGAAAACTGCGGAAAAATCGTCTTGTACTGCGGCAAACTCATTATATTTCTGCAATCTGCGCCAAAATCTTTGGCAAAATCTTCGTTATAAGTCGCAAAAATCACGTTTCTGTAACTATCTTTGCCCATCAACCAAGGTATAAAACGCCTTGAAATGAGTTCTGATTTGCCGTGACGCGGCGGCATACAGACGATCAGACGCGGTATATGGCCTTTTTCGACCTTCTCCAGCACTTTTGCTAATGCACGGTGGTGTTTTGCGTCTTTAAACAGTGAAAGTTCAATATCGTTAGGGTCATCGGGGTCAGGCATTGTAAATTTGACAAATTTTAGGAAGTCCTGGCGCGACTCTATAGCCAGCTTTTGCCTTTGTGCAGCTGCTATCTTGCGCTCGATGTCGCTTATTTGCTTTGCCTTATTCATAAATTTCCCAATGAGGCCCGTCTAGAAACGGTCGCCTGTCTTCTGCCCTGCGAATATCTATGTATTCATTCATCATTTGCTCACATGTGCCGTTAAACTCGCGGCAGTCAGATATATGCCACGCACAACCCCAGCGCAGTGGCACGTCAACTTCTTTTGCTGCGCTAATCATCGCATCGCCAATATCATCGTAAAGATTTAGCTCCCAGCTGGCCCTGTTGCCGATGTAGGCCATCAGATCAACAGCTTTGCCCTCTAAATGCTTGGATTTCATTGTTTTGCTTGCGCCCTTTTCGACCAGAGCTTGTTGCTCTTCCGTTGTTCGCAAACCGCATATCACTCCAAAGTCTACTTTGGTGCGCTGTATCGCCAATGTAACCGTAAGAATTAGGCGCTCGTCTACACCGTTTAGCTTGGATAGGCTGCTGCCGGATAACGTAAACATTATTTTTTACCCTTTATGCTTTCAGCAAGGCCACCGCCAAAATAAAACGAAACGATAACCAGCATTATTTCGCCAATCCAGAAATCACCTAATATTGATTTCACGCCATCGATGTCGCCCTTCCCCGCAAGCGTCATTCCCAGTGTAATTGCAAAACAAAGCAAGAAAGTGAACGCAAACATAAGGGCAAGATACCTCTGGGCCAGTTTGAACGGTTGGTACGCCGTCAATAAGTCTGTTTTAGCTTTGCTAGCAGCAGCAATCTCTTCCTCTGTAGAGGTGTGCATCGAGTCAATTAACTGCATCCCCTGCTTAACAACATCACCAGAACCCAATATTTTAGACAGTATTCCGATCATAAACACTCCTCTTTAGCGACACATGCGGGGTAACATTGTATCAAAAATTTGTAATATTCGTTGTTATTGTGATGATCCCACATGTTTTCATCTGCTAGCTGCTGACACTGAATTTCATTAAAAGTGTGTCTCATTACTGATTGATTACCTATAAAAAGCCATTCTGACCCTGTGTTTCCCCACATGCTAATAACAAGCACAAATTCTTTCATTTTCGGTCCATCCAACTGGTGAACCCCATATAGGCGCCCACCACCCCAGACAAACTTATGTATAAAAGTGGGCTAACCTCCTTAAGCAACATTATTCTTGAGTCAGGAATAAAAGGCATGAAAAGAAGAATTGTGTAAATTCCAATACCAATCAAAGAAAACCGTGCTAGCCGCAGCTGCGCCAGGTGTTTGCGTGACCTGTCTTCTGCTTCTCTGATTTCTTTTGCTTTTTCAATTTCACTATCGCTTACCGTACCATCGTTATTTAAATCGTAGGCCGCATATTCACTGGCAGGCTCTAGTTTTTTCTGACTCACGCTTTCTTACCCTCTATCTGTTTTGCAAAAACCAAACCCAGCCGACCAGCATAGTAACAGCTGTAGAAATAACTAGGATTGCCATAATTATTTGAACCATTTGCTGTCTTTTGTGCTCCGCAAGTCGTAACTGTTTCTGCTTCTCTGCCCTTTCTTCTGCTATTGTCGCCTGCAACCTTTCCCATTGCCCTGGCGAGCCGTACAACATAAATAGTTCCCTCATATCTTTCCGCAGACGCCTAACCTCTTCTTGCCTAAAGTGTTTTTCTATAGCGCTTTCGTCAGTCGCACCTAGCTTTGCAAATATTCCCCTCTTCTTTTTAGCAGCGCCAAACTGTAACTCAGCTTCAGCTTTTGCGTATTTTGTAATCGGACCAGCAAGGCTGCTTAGATCACGACCAGCTTTGACTGCTGCTGAAATAGAGGCGCTGGCCGTTTTGATGGCCGCAAAAGCAATAAGTGGGTCTACCATGTTGAACTTTCCTATTTTGTTGATCGCTCAAACCAACACCCCAAATAAAAAAACACTCCTCACAATAATTAAAGACACATTACTTTCTTTTCCTAGACAGCCATAAGTTTCTTACAAGCATAGCTATAGTCAATATAACCGCTACTAAACCGAGCCATTCATTTACTACATTAAGCCATAGAGGTGCTGATAATCCTCCGGCTGCTAATGGTATGTTGTTCTGGTTCATTTTTTATGGCTGCTCCGGCCAAGTTATATTAACAAGAGACTTCTGTGTTTTTGTAATATCACGCAGCTCTTGACGATACACCTTCCACTCTTCTTTTTTTGCGTCTGTTAAAGGTGCATCTGCTACTTGCGTCCAATCACTTGCCATAAGCCTACTGTTACGAAATAGTCTCAGCTCTGTCAGATGATCCTCTTCTGACATTGTATCAGTGGATGCAGTCACATCTTCGACTTTACCTGTTTGTACATTCAATGCTTTTGCCATTTGTCACACCTTATAAATAAAATATTCTTGCAAGACCGCCTGTGATAGTACCGCCACTAAAAAACTCAATGCCATCAAGATGACCAGAGGTAGTAAATAGACTTGTTATATTTTGTATTCCACCATATGTGCTGTAATCTATAGGCTGGTTTGTTCCAGTCATGACATAGGCTTTACTTGCACCGTTATCCAATCTAAGAATTGTTGCATTTCCAGTCTGTCCAGTACCAACTCCCCAATTTCCAAAAGAAAGCGCACCTTGGGTATAAAGCGCACCAGCGTATGAACCGAAAGAATTGGTCCCAGTGCTGTAATGATGCATAACTGCACACTCAGTACCTGTTTGGGTTGTGCCGCCTACTCTATATCTGACGGTTGAATAATTAGTGGCTCGATAGTTATACCACTGGATGTGCATAATTTTCCAGTCAGTTGGAAGACCAGTTATAATCGCTGTTGAAGACAAGTCAGTCAGTTCGGCTGTTGTAAATGATTCCAATCCTGTCAATGCAGATCCATCAAGAGCTGGCATTGCACCAGTAAGTTTTGATGATGCCATGCCAGTGATTTTTGCATCTGTAACCGCACTATCAGCAAGTTTAGCTGTTGTTACATTACCATCTGCGATAGCCGCTGCTCTTACTGCACCATCATCTATCTTAGATGCGTTAACAGCGTCATTAGCGATCTTAGCTGTTGTTACGCTTCCAGTAGGAATAGCATTTCCTAATGCACCAAGAGGCAAATCATGTTGCCCACTAATAACATCTGCAAAGTCTCTCGCTCTAGTCATATTATTCACCACCCTCCTCTACAGGCTTTGCTGCTGCTGTTCTGGTCTGCCCAGCAGACAAAAACGATGGAGTGCCACTGCCAGTCTTCAGATGCGGCGGCAATATACTGAACACGAGGCCATCTAAATCTGCCTCTGTCATATCTGCATTAAGTTCCAAGAATGTCCACGTGCCATCGCTAAATACAATCTTAGCTACGTTGTTGTTAATCTCTTCTACTGTATACTGCACTAGACCGTACTCCCTAAGGTTGTTCCATTGTCTGTGTATGTTATATAGCCAATGCCTATGCCTTTCACTGCTTTACCAGCAGCGTTTCCCGCTGTGCCATTAGTGTAATTACCGTTGAAGCCAGTGCCACCAGTTTGCCCATAAGAGCCGCCAGTGCCGCCTTGCCCACCGTTTGTGCCGCCAAGAGTGCCAGCAGAGGCTGCCTGATTGTAACCCTGGCCAGCCCCGCCGTATCCGCCATTAGAATATGATGTTGTAGTCCTCGTGATGCGATATTGCCAAAAACTGCCGCTAAATGTTACAGCGCCTGCACGAGAATATTGACCAATAGAAAGTGCAGTTGTGTATTGATTGACAACATATTGACCAGCCCACTGTGCTACCTGTCTATTTCCTGTATTACTAGAGGCTCCTGTATGGTAAGACATCCATCGATAAAGGCCAGACCAGTACGGAGTACTAGAGCTAGAGTAATAACCCTGACCGCCTGACCCACCAGTGCCGCCACCAGAACGTATTATGCCATTATTTATTAGGATGCAGGGAGTGTTTGCCTCAAAAGCGTCGCCGCCTACACTGCCGAAAAAAGCTGCGCCAGCCCCCGACAAAGTGCCGTTGTTGGTGACAGTAATTCCTCCAGAAGCACCAGAATCTACTTGCAACGCTTCTTGTGTAACGGTCGTTGCGCCTAGTTCTACCCCTGCGTTAATAACAATCTCTTTCGGATAATTAACAGCATAGTCATCGCCGAAAAGATTACTCGCGTCTTGATTGGTTGCTCCACTTGTGTAGGTATATCGAAACGCCTTTGCTGTGCCGCGAAAATTGTCGAAAGAAATTGTGCCTGTTGTTGGGACAGATGCGGCAAGGTTTACACCATTATTGTTACTAGCTTTAGTCCTGATGTTTGAGCCACCACGGTACAAGCTGGAAATAGAAATAGCGGCAGAGCCACCTACAAACTCCGTCCGTAAGTCAGAAAAACTAACTGCGCCGCTCGATGGTATAGCCATTAGATTGTTCCAAATGCAGTTACATCATCAACAGTTACAATTTCACCGTCATCTGCAAATTTTATCTTTGCAGTGCCGTTGTATTTGAAGAGCAAATTGTTACCGTCTAACTCTATGGTCCATTTACTTGTGCCAAACTGAATTGCCTGATTATTGGTGTCCAATGTGCCGCCCAGCTGGGGAGAAGTGTCGTTTACAAGGTCTGATGGAGGCACTGTTATTGTCGTCGGCTCAAAATCACCGCTGCTACTGTTATAAGCGAGAACCTGGCCGTTCGTTACGCCAGCAGAGGAAACATCTGATAAGTTATTTGTCGAAAGAGTCTGAATAACAAATGTTCCATAACCAATAATAGATACTGTATCATTTGTTTGTGCAGCAGTTAACAACTCTACGTTTGTTCCGTTTGTTGCTGTAAAATCTGCTGGTTGCAGCTTAACACCATTAAGATAGACGTCTACAAATCCGGCATCATACACAGCCGGGAAAATTGTAGTTGAGCCTGTGTAGCTGCCCTGTGACGTGCCGACAACATAATCCTTGCGCTCTGATGTGCCATTTACAGATGAGCCAGCATTTACAAAGCCAGTAGACGCTTTTACCTTCATTACGTCATTGGTCGTGTCAAACCACAGATCACCGAGCGTAGTCGGGCTAGGCTCTGTTGCGCTTACATAATAGGTTTCCCCAAAGCTTTGCACTGAACTTAGGTTGGTGCTGACGTTGTTAATTGCAGTTAAGGCGCCTGCTACGTTATTTATGTTCGTAATCGCGCTGCCCACAGAGCCTATAGTGTTTGAGCCAGTTAAGTCGGTGGCAACAGTTCCTATGGTGTTCGAGCCACCAATGTCAGCTGCAACCGTACCTATGTCTGCTGCATCGCCAGCTACTGCTGTGATGTTTGCTAGATTGGTAGAGTTTGCAACTGTGTTAACGCTCGTTATGTTTGATGCAACCAAAGACAGGTTGCTGTTTACAACGGTAATGCTATTGCCCATCGCATTACCGTGAACTGAACAACTATACACCAGCGACCCTGGCGCATTAGACGCAACATCGATTGTAACTGTTGCGTTAGATTGGCCAGCAACACCAGAAACGGTTACACCCGTGGTATAGCTGTTTCCGCTAGTATCCTTAAAAATTAAGGGGTGGTTAGCGTTTGTGTTATCGGACTGATCGAAAATATAAGTGTTGCCCCTGTCCAAGGTCAATGTGGGGTTTGCAACGCCGTCAATATAAAACACATTGACGCCGCCACTTTGCGCAACAGTTACTGTGTATGTTGTGCTCACGCCAATCGCGTTTGCCAAACTGGTTATGTCAGAAGTGATGGCTGCTAGACTCTGTATGTCGGTGTCTCGGGCCGCTACTGTACCTATATCGGCATCTCTCGAGGCAACCGTTCCTATATCTGTGTCTCGCGCAGCAACTGTCCCCAGGTTGTTTGTAGGGCTAATCTGACCCGCAACTGTCCCTATATCAGCATCTCTGGCGGCAACTGTGCCAATATCAGTGTCCCGCGACGCCACAGTTCCTATATCAGCATCCCTGGACGCAAGTGTTCCAATGTTGTTTGTAGGGCTAATCTGCCCAGCAACCGTGTTTACATTAGTTATGTTTGTCGCAACTGCGCCGACATTTGCATCTGTTGCGTAATATTTAGCAGAGTATTCACCGCTATTTCCTACGGTTCCGCTAGTTTTTGTGGCCCAGTCCTTTGCAGATCCAGTGCCTGTATCAACGCCAGTGCCGCCTATCGCGTGTGCTTTTGCGGAATACTCGCTGCTGCTGTCAACGTCACCGTTAACCTTGCTAGCCCAGTCTTGCGCTGTGTCTCTAAATGCCTGTGCATTTGACGATGCAGACTCCGCAGCTGTTTTGGCAGCCGCAACAACAACAGACGTTCCCCAAATGATAACATTCTCGTTACCAACAACTGACGGAGAAGACGGTGCGGTTACAAAAGTAATTGTTGTGCCAGATAAAGTGTAATCGTCGCCGGGGTTTCGCAGAGCGCCATTTACAAAAACCAAAGCATCTGTATTTCCAGTGTAAGCATAAGAAAGCGTAAACGCAGTCGTGTTGCCATCACCCTCAAACTTGTCGACCGCTGAAGCAGTATTCGCAATAGCAGCATTAGCTATCAATAACCATTTAGATGCGCTCAAATCTGTTTGGAAAGCGTTAGAAGACGTATGTGCAGAAGTTGCATAGTAGGTTGCGTTGTTAAAATTAACAATGTCACCAACAGCAAAAGCAGTACCAGATGCCCAATCGCCTCTAGGATTAAAGTTACCAGACGAAATTAGAGCTAAAGCATCAACGTCAAAAGCATCTTTGTGGACAGACTGGTTCCTGATCTTGCCGTCATCGCGCTGAATAATGCCAATATTTGTATTTAAATCATCGAGCGTAAGCTTTACAGCATTTAATTCATTATCAACTTGTTGGCCTGGCAGTGGTGAAGCCGGGCTTGTTGTAGCAAAATCGTTAAAATTATGCTGTCTCGAATAGTCACGGGGTTGCGCCATCTATCACATCCTCTTCCGTTTCGCCTATATGAACAAAAACTGGCGTGTGCCTGCCGACGTAAGCGCCAGCAACATTAAAATCCATGTACTCAACCGAGTCCGCGTAAGTAAAACCCTGGTCACGCTGCAAAACCTCAATACATTTTTCATAGTCATAGGCATAAACATGTTCGCCATGCACCTGACACATTCCAATTATCGCGTCGTCAAAGCCGTCTGCTTTCAGCAAATCACGCATACCCCATAGATTTGGCCATAGTTTTCTTGCGTTTTGGCTTTTTGCGTAACACAGCAAAGTCTGCGCCCGTAATTTTATCTCGAGGCTCCGCAACTCTGGCTATCTTCATCTGCTTCTGCGAAAGGCTTTTATGCTTCTTGCCCTTGTCCATCACGCATATCCCATAGATTTAGCCATACGGCGCTTGCGCTTGGCCTTGTTCTTTTTGCTGTTAGGAAACCCAGCCTGCATGTTTGCATAGGCTTTGTCAGAAATCGTGGATTTGGATTTTGGTCGGCTAGTGCCTGCCCGTTTTCTTTTGTTGATGTTTTCATAGAGGCTCATGCTAAGTTACATCGCCAGCGCTTTAACGCTGCGCCTTTCCTGGTTAACTTGCCGTCCTTGCTCGTCGGCCCCTTCATCCCGGACATCCGAGCACAGAACGACTTTTTACGGGCTTTCGCCTCGCCTTTAGGATTCTTTTGCGTAACTGGTGCTTTGAGATTTGAGCCAGTAGCCGCATTGTATTTGCGTCTACCTTTAGCCGTTAAGCCAGCGCCTTGGCTGACTGGCAGCTTCTCACCCCTTCCAACACTTAGAGATACCACTTTAACCGCCAAAGAAATCCATGTGTTGACTAAATAGTACAGCAATAATCGACAACTATCAACACACCTCGAAGATTGAGTTTTGCACAAAATTTGTACGCGAGGCCATAATACACAAGCAGCGCGTCGTGCGACCAGGCCGGGGGGTGGGTCGGGCCAGCAGCCGTCGGCCCACAAATAAAATAGTCCGGCTGTGACTATTAAATCTGTGCTGCTGCCTACGTTTTGCCTGCTTCTGGTGTGATATCGGTGGCAAGGCTAGCTCGTTCGCCTTCCCACTTGTCTATAAGGCTTGCCAATTCATCCGGCGACATCTCAGCCAGCTGCTTACTGCTTGTTATGTCATCAGCTGCTTTGCCGATATCTCCAGCAAGCTCGAGAGCCGTCCGCGCTGCTGAAACCTTGGCGGACGCTGGGGCGTCGTCGTCACGCATGACCCGCTTGAGAGTGTCAACGGACAAACTGGCCAGCTCGGACTGGTACACTGTTTGTCTAGCCTGCCGCACGGCCGCCATAACATGGGGCGTCCGAGTCAATATATATGCCGACTGTTTCGGATGAGCATAGCCTGCCTGTCGCGCTGCTTCTGTTGGCGTCGATACATTGTTGACTAGGTAATCAATAAATGCCTGCTGCTGCTCGCTGGGTCCACGCGTTTTTATGTTTGCCATGTGCTGCTTTTCCGGCTGTTTTGCTTGTTTGTAGATTATGTTGATTTTTGTCTTGTGTATATACGGACAATCTGGCAGTATCTAGGTGTGACTTTGTTGGTCACAGGTATCAACATGTAACGGAGTGATAACAATGAAGATACTCAACACAATATCAAAAACGCTGACGTTCTTTTTTGGCATGTCTGGCTTTGCTTGTTTTATGACAGCAATCTTTCTGGGCTTTGTGGATATGCCTTACGACGCTTTTGCTTTTGCATTGACTGGCAACCTTGCGCTGCTGTGCTGTGGTTGCGCTTTTTTGCTTTCTGACAGCACCGACCAAATCATATGGCAGCGGAGGCAGAAATAATGACACCAGAAGAAAAGCAGCATATTGAACAGCAGCAGTATGGCCTGACAATA